CACAGCCGGTTTCTGCCGACGTACTGGCGGGGGTTTCAGCACAATTTTTAAAAACATTACAAACAACTTAAAAAACTATTCGTATGAAATACGGTATAAGAAAATTTTACGATGCTGCTGCTGATGATAAAGGCGGTGCAGCACCATTGACTGCTGACATCTTAATGAAAGAGTTAAACACCATTAAAGGTGCGTTGGAGAAAAACCAGAAAGAAACTGCCGAAAAGCAGGAAAAAAACTGGCAGGAAAAACTGGATGCCGCAAATACTGCGTTAACCGAATTAAAGGCTTTGAATGAAAGTAAAGATAAAGACAACGCAGAAAAATTAAAGGCTATCCAAACTGATTTGGATATTACCATTAAAGCGTTTGATAAACTGCAACTTCGCATGAAGGCGGATGCAAATACCTCGTTTGGCGGTGGCCAAAAAGAAGATACCTCATTAGGTGGCCAAATCTTCAAATCATTTGGTGGGTTCCGTGATAAAGTAATAAAAGGCACTATCAGCAAAGGCGAAAACGAAGCCACGCTGACATTAAAAGCCCTTACCGATATGTCTGTTGTAAACAGCATTTCTACCGGGGTGGTGCCAAATACATACCGCAATGGTATTGTGCCTTTGCCTTTTGAAATGGTGCATTTACGTGACATCGTGAATGTTACCCCCTCTGAAACTGATAGCTACCACTTCTACCGTCATACAGGCGGCGACGGCCAAATTGATTGGCAGGTTCAGGAACTGGCTACCAAACAGCAGATTGATGAAGATTTTAACGAAACAACCGTTAACCTGGATTACTTAGCCGGTTGGTTAAGGATAAGCCGTAAGATGCTGCGTAACTTTAAAGGGTTGCAGGCTTACATTACCCGCTGGTTGCCTGAAAGGTACTACCAACGTGAGGACACCAAAGGATGGCAGGCTATACTTGCTCAGGCTACAGGCCAAACAGTTGTTACTGGTGATATTATGACCTCTATCATACGTACTATTGGCGCACAACGTAAAGCACGTTATGATGTTAATGGTATTGTTGTTGATGGTTCGGTTTGGGCAAACATGCTGACTTACAAAGCATCAACAAGTGGGGAGTTTACAATTCCACAGGGTACAGTAACAATCAGCCCAACAGGCCAGATGTTGATCTGTGGTATTCCGGTGTATGTTGCTTCATGGGTAGGTGGTGACACCGCTATTGTTGCTGACTGGAAAAACTTTGAGATTATCCAAAGCGAAGGTTTAAGCCTTCAGTTCTTTGAACAGGATGGTACCAACGTAAGGGAAAACAAAATTACAGTTCGTATAGAAGCAAGTATCGGTTTTGCAATGCTTAACCCTTCTGCTTTCAGCGTATTGTCTTTGGCTTCAGTTTCTTAATAGTAAATAATAATGGGCCGGTAACCACTCCGGCCCTGTTTTAAAATAATGGATTATAATGCTAACGTAGACAAGATAGAGTACTGCAGGCCGGGAGTAAGTTACGGGCAGGCAAGCGATATTGATAATACAGCTACAGTAGCATCCGAGTTATTTACGGTTAATGAGTTCAGGACAGAGTACGGCAAGATTGATACTGTTGAAGAGGATAACTTAACCACATCTTTGATAATTGCGGCACGCAGAATGTGTGAGCAATACGTAGGGGTAAACTTTATAGCCAGGACAGTAACGGCGGTTGTAAATAATTTTAATGGTGGCGCTTATTTACCTTATGGCCCTGTTGGAACAATATCATCTGTTACCGATATTGACGGGAATGTGATAGATACTACAGGCTACAAGATGTTAGGCACTCAGTTTAAAAAAGTTCTTTGGCCTTTACAGGAGTTGATATTTACCTACACAGCAGGCTATCCGCAAGGGCAATGCCCGGCAGAGTTGGTAAATGCTGTTAAGGCTCAGACATTGTTTTTGTTTGAAAATCGTGGAGATAGCAGCGTAGGTATGTCGCCGGTTGCTACACTTATTCTTAACCCTTTAAAACGGACATAATGGCAAAGATAGAAGTCGGCTCACTTAACAGAAGGCCGGTGTTTATTAACGGCACTTATGCAGTTGGTAACGGGGCTGGGGTACAGGAAATAATACAAGAAGAGTTTGAACAATGGGCCAGTATAAAAGACACATCCGGTGCGGCGTTCAATGCTTTTAGTCAGATGTTACAATCGAGTGATGCTGAAGTGATAACCAGGTACAATACAAAGTTTACACTGGCAACAGTAATGAACTACGAAAACAACAGGTACAAGTTCAACAGTATGGACAGGGTTTCTGAAGGGTACAGGGCTTATTTAATAATTAAATGCTCAAAAATTGAACAATGGCCGGGGTCACCATAAAGATTGAAGGTTTGGAGGCTACAATGGCTAAGTTGGATTATAAAAAATACGAATTAGAAATACAACAGTCCTTTGACAAGTTTAAAGATAGAACGGTAACAGAAGCTAAGTTACTTGCACCTGTAGATGAGGGTCACTTACGATCCGCTATATATGGCAAATTGGAAGGGCTTACAGTAACTATAGGATGCACTGTTGATTACGCTGCTTACCTGGAATTTGGCACCCGTCGCTTTGCTGCGGCTTATGTCGCTGGATTACCGGCTACATGGCAGGAATTAGCGGCTAAGTTTAAAGGCGGTGGCGGTGGAAATTTTGAGCAGTTTGTAAAAGAGTTGACGGAGTGGGTAATGCGTAAAGGGTTTGCAGCACCATTAACAGCCAGCGGTAATGCCTCAAAATCAAAATCAGCTATTGACATACAGCGGCAAGCTGCATACATGATAGCACGATCAATAATGATAAAGGGGATAAAGCCACATCCGTTTTTATACCCTGCAGTCGAAAAGTGGACACCGGTTTTATTGAGCGATCTAAAAGCACTACAAGTTAAATGATTGATATAAATTATAGTTTACGGATTGCATACGATACAGCTTTATCAGGGATTACTGATATTGAGGTATTTTACCAGTTTGCGCCGGAAACAATAAGTAATAAAAATTATATCGTTTTCAGGTCGCTAACCAGTAATGACGCATCAAGTAAAAGTTCAAGCGATATTAATATTAATGTAACGGTTGAGATTCATACATGGCAGGAGAAATATAATAACGGGTTGATGGCTGATGTTTTAGCAAGGGATGTGTACAACAGGATTTACCCAAATAGCGGAGCAGTATTATCATTGAATGGCGCTCAGATGGTTTCAACACGGATGGTTAATGATGTAACGCAGGATTTTACAACAAGGGAAAATAGGGGTTACATAAGCAGGTTTATAACTTTTAAACACAATATTTTTCAAACGTCGGATATTTCATAACCGGCACCAAACTTTAAATAATGGCAGAGCATAAAATTAATGGTACGGATGTGTTGCTTTTTATAGGCACCGACGGGATAACTTACCCTACAGTCGTTTGCCTTACCTCTCAAACAATCAGCCGTACCACCAACGAAATTGATGCAAAATCAAAGTGTGGGCCGGATAAATTACCAGGCACACAGGACAATAATATTTCTTTTGAAGGGCAGGTTATGGCAGACCCATCAGCAGGTAGAATAAGCACTGATGACCTTGACGATTACTGGAGAAACAAAACTACCATTTATTACAAGATGGGTAAAGTTGTGCCAGCAATAGGTGACGTTACCTATTCAGGCACCGGCTTTATTGCAACATTGGAAGAGGTATTTGCGCAGGATGCCGTTGCTACCTTTACCGGTACATTAGCGCCTTACGGATTGATTGAAAAAACCACAGCAACATCATAATGGCTAACTACGTACAGATTGAATTAGGCGGAGTAAAAAGAGGCTGGAAGGTTAACCAAATGACCATTGAGTTATGGAGTAAGATGATCAACGAAGATGCTTTTGTATCATCTTCAAATTACGCCGCTGTTTACGCAGGGCTTGTTGCAAATTGTACTGTAAAAAGAGAAGAAGAAGATTTTACATTTGAGCAGGTTTGTGATTGGGTTGACGAATTGAATTTAACAGAAGCTGGTAAGGCCACAATGGTATTAATAAAAACTGCTTTTGAAGAAAGCCAGTATTATATAACATTGTTAGAGGGACTTGAACTTGAATTAAATACTTTAAAAAAGGCAACAGAAGAAGTGCCTAAAAAAAAAGTAAAGAAGAAATAGCCTTACACTGGTTTAACATACATAAGTTCGCTTTGGGCAAATTAGGCTGGACTGAATACGAATACAATACTTGTAGCCCTTACATGTTCTTAGCAGCGTGTGAGGGCTATTTTGATAAAGAGCGTGACCATAGTGAGTTAGTGAGGTTGCAGACGTTTTTAATAGTACAGGCAAGCGGCGCAAAAACAAAAGGAGGCGGTAATATACAAATAACGGATTTATGGTTACTGCCAAATGAGAATAAAAAAGTAATAGATAAAAGAACCTGGGGAACCGCTGAAGAGGCCGCTGAATTAAGAAAACGTATTGAAAAAGCACACGGAATAAAATTAGCTTAATGCCAGATTTAAAAATAACGATAGGGGGCGACGCAACGCAGTTACAAAGTGCATTAAAATCCGCACAATCCGAACTGGGCAAAACCGCTATTGCTGCCAATAAAATGGATAGCAGTTTAGCAAAAGTTGGCAAAACTGGCTTATCATCTATATTTAATCTTACTGAAAAATTACGGGATCTTCAAAGCGCTGTTTTTACTGAGAAAGACAGGGGTAGGATTGCGGCGTATAATACACAAATAAAAGCTACTCAAACTGAGATAGCTAAATTGAATGCGTTAAGTGTAGCATCTGGCGGTGCCGGTGCATTTAGTGGTATTGCTGCAGGTGCCGGTAAAGCATTTGAAGGGGTTAGGAAACTGGCGTATTTATTACCAGGTGTTGGTATCGCCGGACTTATTGGATTTGCAACAGAACCAATAATTGAATATGTATCTGCATTATTTGGGGCTACAGAAAAACAAAAGGAATTACAGAAGCAATCGGAAGAACTGGCAAAAGCTACTCGTGCAATTTTTGCTGAATCGGGTAAAGAGGCTGCAAATGTAAATTCATTGATAGCTGTTTTAAGTAATCAAAATGAAAGCTACAAAAGGCGTAATGATGCGTTAAAAGAACTTCAAAAAATACAGCCTGAATATTTCGGTAATTTAAAGTTAGAGCAGGGTGCAGTAAGCGGGCTTGACGATGCGTACAGGGCATATTTAGCTAATTTTAAAACTGTTATTGCTGCTAAGATATTACAGGCAAGATTAGAGGCTGCTATTACTAAACAAATAGAAAAACAGGGTGTTGCAGGCTCAGCACTTGGCGGTGGCAACAAACTCGGTATAAAGCCGGTAGGAAACCAAAATGCAGAGGCGGCACAAAAAGAATTTGAGATAAGGCAAAAGATGGCTGCTTTTAACCAACGGGCAGCGGATGCAGAAGAAAAAAATATTGAGAATTTATTTAAACAACTTCAGTTAGTAAGTGCCGGTATAAAGGTACCTGAGTTTAAAGTAAAAGAGGCAAAAATAAAAGTTGATAAAGTAAAGGTTGATGTAAAGAAAGACGAAATTTTAGCGGGGTTATTACGTAACAGGGGTAAAGAAGTTGGAGGTGCTGACTTAACAATTACTCCAGTTGTTGCTATAGAGCCAATAATAAAACCAGGTGTATTTGAGGAACGATTAGCAGCGTATATTAAAGATAACGAGATAGCAAAAGGCTTTAATGAGATTATACAAAATACTATAATCAGCGGCTTATCTGGCTTGGGTGAATCTATCGGTGCTGCATTAGGCGGCGGCGGTTTGGAAGGGTTGTTTACAGGGTTATTTAAAACAATAGGCGG